TGCCTAAGTTAATCGTCTTCGCCTGTTTGCGATTGATCGACGCCATTTCTGCAACCATCGTATGAAAATCCATATCAGGATCGTGTCTATAAGCATTTACGAATTCCTCCACGCCCGCCATGCTGATGCCGCGGGACCTGTTATACAGATGAGCGTAGTGAACCAAGATCCGTGGTTCCTGTTGCGAGAAGTCAATGGCCGCCCACTGCTCACCCTCTTCCGGCAGAAACAGACTGCGTATCATCGGGCCCAGTTCAGGGTCGCGGGCCGGGATCTGTTGTAGGTTGGGGTTGGACATTGATATACGGCCCGATACCGTCCCACCGTCGTCAGATCTAATTTGATTGATGTGCGAGTGGATGCGGCCATCACTGTGGCAATGCTTCATGATGGTGTTGATAAACGTGCCACTGGTCTTGTTCAGGTTACGCGCCTCCACAATTAGACGTGCTAGCTCGTGGTCGTGGTCCGATAGAAAAGATTTAGTAAAAGATGGAGCGCCTTTCTCAGTTTTGGGATACGGGATATCCAGCGCATCGAATGCTTTAGCAATAGATGCAGCCGCCCATAGCTCTACGTCCATACCCGCCACACGCTTAATATTTTTTAAAACTTCTTTTTCGCGCTTGATTAATTCGTTGCGAGTACGCTCCACCCGGTCTTGGTCAACGCGAACACCACGCCATGTCATGTCAATCAGGCACGGTAGCAGGTCGAGCTCAAGGTTAGCTATAGGCCAAAGCTCTTCTTTAGTTAGCTGGGTGGATAGATAATTCCAGAGTTCCAGCGTAATTTCAGCGTCGTTCTGAGCATAGGGTCCGACATACATAGCAGGCATCTTCCACATTTCTGCCTTTGGGTCGAGCCCAAACTCTCTGGCGGCGTCCTGTAGAGATTTTTCCTGTTTAACTTTACCCAGCAATTCATAACACAGGCTGTTCAGGCTGTAGCTAAACCTGTTTTCATCAAGTAGAGACGCAACCAGCATTGTGTCGATAATGCGGCCGTTTATGGTAAAGCCCATGCGTCGTATCCATCCCGCATCATATTGTGCGTTGTGCATGATCTTGTCGGCTGGGCACTCAAACACTTTCTTGAGCCACTTATTGACAATGCGCTCATCTAGGTTGCCGCCGCCCAGATGTCGGACAGGTATATAACCCGCCCAGTCTGCTACGGCTACTGCATAGCCCACTACCTCGCCATCACCCGTCGGCCAGCCGGGGCCGTTAGTCTTGATGTTGGGGTCGCGGGTTTCCACGTCGATGGCGATTTGTTTTGCATCAAAGATGTCTGGTAGTTCAGCGGGTGGAACCCACTCACTCTTTGGTGCCCACATTGTCATCTGTAAAGACATGCTATCTCCTGTAGCAGATTGTAATCATTTCGGTGCCCTGCTTGAGGACAATCCAACCTTGGTCTAGATAAGCGTCAAGCTGTTCCGGTCGTATGAACCGGATGAGCATTTCGGCTTTGCTTTTGCGTCTATTCTTCACCACCTAAAGCTCCATACCCGCAGATATCTACCCAGCTATCTTCATGCTCTGGCGTCACTATTAGTCGAGCCAGCTTGACAGCAACCATGCATTGATAGACCTGAGACACAGATACGTCTTTGTCTAGAAGGACAGACCAGATCTTCGCTATGCGTTCATGGTTTTCGTAAGCGTCGCCATAAGCTTTGGCCCGTGGGCCGTTGACTAGGCTCTCTGCCTTGTTAAGTATTTCTTCACGTTTCATATCGGATAAGCCTGTGTACTATCTTGAGGTTCAATTAGAAAAAGATTTTGTTTGGTTCTTGTTATACCGACATAAAACACCCGGTGCAAATCGTCCGGGCTGGTCTCCGCCGCCTTTACCGCCGCGGGCGATACTCCGGTAAACAGAACCACGTTGTCAGCCTCACCACCCTTAGATCCGTGGATCGTGGACAGATGTATACGAGGCTCTGCATTGAACTTTTCACCACGACGCAACAGCGCCGTTATGTAGGCGCGGTCCGCGCTGGGTAATTTGTCCATCGCAGTGTGCCAGATCATGTCTCGGATAGACGTGACCAAATCCACATTTTCTATCAAGCCGTGGTCCGCGATTAGTTCATCAAGCGTAACCATCTCATCGTCAGCCAGCGCTGGTAATTTTTTAAATCCACGCTTGACTCTGTCTCCTACTGACATATAACTGTAGACGGTTCGTGCAGTCCTGCCCGTAACTTGTTTACCCTTTCTAAGCTGCTCCCAGCCATTAACGGCATCACTAAGAGCTTCCGATATGGACCGTCTACCGCGGTAGCTAAACAGATGGCCACGGCTTTTTAGTTCTTGCGTGATATCGTTTAGAAAGTATGCGGCTTGGGCTAGCACGAGCCACGAACCCTCCGAATAATTTATCATGCTAGGGTCAGGTAAGCGCTCAACATGGCCGACATCTTTTTTCGGCAGATACTTCTTCACAACCCGGCGTTCTATTCTGCGGGCTACACGCTCAGCTAGTTTGTGCACAGAAGCAGGCACCCGGTAGGATTGCTCTAACACCTCGTAGCCGCCGTTGAGGCCGATAAAGTGTTCGACATCTGCGCCAGCCCAGCGGTAGATGGCTTGGTCGTCATCGCCCGCCGCATATATCTTTTCTGAGTGTTTTTCTAAAGCATGGGCCACGTCCCATTGCAGGGGTGACAAATCCTGCGCTTCGTCAATGAAGGTTAAGGCAAGGCGTGGGCAAAACCCCGCAGCCTCTTTTACAAACACTTCCAGCATGTCGGTAAAGTCGTAGACCTCAAATCGGTTCTTATATTCTATCAGGCTATCCGAAATATATTTTACTTTGTTCCACGGCTCATCAGTACGCATCTGGTCATACTGCTCACGCAGATCCACCTTACGAAGCCTAGCTAGGTTTATTATGCTGATGACCGGGTTGTTGTTTTTACTGAGATCGAACACGTCGTCCCCGGTCTGCTCTACGTTTAAATCAAAGCCGAGGGCCGCGCCCAGTTCTTTGTAGTGCTCGGGCTGCATTACCTGCTCCTGACGTATACCAGATAGGCGCAGGGCAAAGCTGTGCAGGGTCCGGAACCACGGTAGCTGGGACTTGTCTAAATGAAACCGGGTGCAAGCCCGTTCTACAGCCTCGTTAGCCGCCTGCCGGGTAAACGCAAAGTAACCTATGTGCGCCGGGTCCACGCCTGCTGACAAAGCTTCGTCAACCTTGTTGAGTAGCGTAGTGGTCTTACCCGTGCCCGGCGGACCGTAAATGCGAAAGATTTTAGTTTCCATTAGACATCTATTTCATAGCCGAGGTTATTAATTTTAGATTGTATTTCTCCAGCCGTTACACGCCCTAAGTTTGGTATACGACGAATGTCATTGTGCTTAACGTACTCGACAAATTCAGCTATGGGCATTGGCGTCAGGTTGTCGTTATACAGGCAGTTGTATGTTTTGCGAGTCCACGGGATATCCTGAACTAGTACGGGTTGTTCAGGAAACCTTATCTCTTGGCGCTCCTCTATCTCCCTAACTATCTGACGCACTCTTTCGCGGCTAATTTCATGCTTATCTGCAATAGCTTGAAGCGTCCGCTTTTCTAAAACGCGCTCACGATAAATACTTTGATTTCTAGTTTCCATGTTCTTCGTCCGAAACATCTTCTATGTTGTTCATCAGCTTTAAGAAGACAGGGGTTTCATCCCCAACCCACGCACCGACTACGTTAAACCACATGTATTCAGCGGCTTCGTCGGGCTCCATTCGATCCCGCTCACATAGTATGGCTACGCACCGGTCAAAATCGTAGGCTATGACATCGGGTTGTCCGGCCCGGTGACAGACGCCTATAAATGCATCATTAAATCCATCTGCTTTTAACATTAGAAGGGTGCCTCCTCTTGTCCTCCAAAGCTTGGTGCTTTTATCTCAATGTCCATCGTTTCATAAGACGGGATCTTCCATACTCGTACTGATCGGCCTTTTATTTTTAAGACGGTACTTTCCCCGCCCATATCGCGTAAGCGTTGAGCGATTTTGTATGGCTTATACTCAAAGAATTTATTGCGCTTCAGATAAGCTTCAAAATCTTTCATTCGGAAATAAGTCGTGTCCTGCTCTTCGTCTGTCCACGGGCGCTTTAGTAATATCTCTTCACGGTCTTTAGCCTGTTGCATGTGAGCGCAGAACTCTTCTAAGTAATCATAGAACTGACCACTTGTGCTGGCGTCTTCTGCCACGTCTATGACCGCGCTCTCATTGTTCTTCATCTCAGTCATCAGACCGCTGATGCGAATTTCCCACGCCTGCTTACTTAATGTACGAGGCATAGTGTTAAGCTGCTCCATACAAGCCTTTTGAAACGCGGGCTGACTAAGTAGCGCATCCGTATCTAATTCCAACGGCTCCCCGTTTACATCTACAAACCAGACGGGCGGGTTAGAGTTATACTTACGCAAGTTAGCTATGGCTGCGTTTTGTATTAGTGCGCCAATGCCGTGCTTCTTGGTCTGGCATAGCTCTTTGTTACAGTGCGCGTTGATGGGCGCATCTGAGCACCTATATGCGTAGTCCTTTTTCTGTAACTGCTTGGCCACGATTGTGACCTCGCTAAACGGTAGCGGCGGCTCAAGATACTGCATGTTATATGTCATTATCTCGGTTTCCCAGCTATCCGGGTACGCCTTACGTAGATACACCCCTATGTTGAACAGGCCGTTGTTGCGGCCGCCCTCACTGATCTTGTTCTTCAGCAAGAACTGCAAGCACGGTGGACCGTCGCGCATAGGGGATGTTTCAGGCTCTTCTGATATTTGCAGCTTGATCACCTGTTCAGGTGTCTGCTTGTGCGTTTCATATAACTCAAAGAACTCATCAAGCTCGGCGCTTGTGCCATCGTCTTTAATAGCGTAACGCAGGCCCTCTTCCGCGTTGTAATACGGCAGGTTTAAGAAATTACCTACGTCGTCGCGGTCAAGGTGCAATTTAATTTGTTTTGGAAATATCTCACTGCCACCATAGCCAAGCGCGGCAGACATCTGCTTCAATGCATCCTGCATTTCCTTTGCGTCTACCCAGTCCGTGGTAAACAGGAAGCAGTGCGCCCCGCCCGATTTAGAGCGACAGACAACTAATGGTAGTTTGAGCTTACGGATCTTCTCGACAAGAACCTGATGGTCAAGCGGGTACTGATCAACGTCGATACAGCCCCAGACACACTGGTTGTTTTCGTTGATAGGTATAATACCGATAGCGCGGCCAGTGCCAGCTAGATGCCCTTCCCACAGTTCCGTGGTCCGCGGTTCGCGCACAATGGATGCCCGCCCGGTGTTCTTCCCGTTAGCCTGCTGTTTTTCAATTTTATATGTGCCATAGGCCAATTGCAGGCCATTAAATATGGCAGAAAACTTATCTACAGACATGGATGCCCCCAAAAGAATGGGGTGATGAGATGGTAGCAGCCATCAGTCTCACCACCCCAACTGTTTAGAACGGTACTTCGTCGGAGAAATCGTCCCCGCCAGAGTTTTCGTCCTGATGCTTTACGACAACCTCGCCTTCGGTAATGCTCTTAGCAAAATCCTTTGCGCGGTTGTAAAGGCCCAAGTCCTGAACAGGACCTACCCGGCTCATTTCCCAGCCGTGCCAGCTACCTTTACTATTCTCCTCGCTGTTAGTCTTGAGGTGGTAAATGTGGCTATAACGTGGCGGGGTGAACGGACCGTTCTTGCCTTGCATAGTCAAGGAAGAGATCATGCTGTTCCATTTACGTGACTTCTTCAATTGTGTCACCTTCATGGCAATCAGCGCGGACTCAGCAGATCCGTCATCGTGCAACACGATTACAAAGTGCTGATGCGTCTCTTCGATATACTGACCAGACCCGTCAGCGACATATTCGCGGTTGTCGCTAGGGTCACGTTGAGTTTCAGGTCTCTTTTCACCCGGCGCATAAATAGCTACCGGGGCACCCGTTCCTTCGCCCAATGGTGCCCATTGGATGAAGCGCCGCTGGTAGGCTACCGGAATGACGTTGATGCCTTCCTTGCCCTTATAAACGGCCCCTGACACGGTGTTGTAGATGTCACCTTTGCGGGCATCTTCCAGAGTATCTAGCTCTTTGCTCATACCGCCAAGGATTTTCAGGAAGGGAAGCGCGAGGTCATCCTGACCCATATTTTCAAGGCCGTCTCCAGCGTCAGCCTCAAACATAGTTGGATCAAACTGAATAATATCAGCGCTTTTCTTTTCAACAATTTCGTTCTTTTCAGCCATCTTATTTGCTCCTTTTGATGATAGCTCGTTGTCCGACATAGGCTCCGAATAACTCCATTGGGAAGTCGTCACCATTCTCAACACGTTCCTTGACAAAGGCACGAAGCGTCTGTGGATGGATATCCGTCTTTTGCTCCGCAAAGTAGCCTTCTTTTTCCGCAATGGCTTTGAACGCTGACGCTTTGTCGTCTTCGCCTCGGCCAAACGTACATGCAACCGTGTTTTTGATGATGTCGTCATACCCATTATCCCGTAACCAATCATAAGCTTTCGGTTTATTGTCCACGAGGATGGATGCCCCGTATGTCGGCTTGACTGAGATCTGAGAACCATCATCAAGCGACATGCTAGTCAAACCGATTTCGGCTAGCATGGTAGGCAAGTCTTCATCAGTCATTTTAAGCAAAGCCTTTTTCTCTGCCTTGAGCTTCTGCTCTAGGTCAGCGACTTCTGCCTCTTTGTCTCTGATTGCTCTTGCCATTCCGGCGACTGTAGTCAAGTCACCTTGGTCCAGTTTTTCAACTGAGGAAGCTAGGTTGGACTCAAAGTCCGCTTCCATTTGGTCAAATATATTGCTCATCGCAATCTCCTTTTTTGAAAGACACGTTTCCGGTCTTGACACATGCCTATATAATCGTATATAAGCTCATAGTCAAGGAGAAAAGACATGCGGGAATATAAATTTAAAACGACACCATATAAGCATCAGTTGAAGGCCCTGACAGATTCGTGGGCCGCGGAGTACTATGCGCTGTTCATGGAAATGGGAACAGGCAAGTCAAAAGTGGCCATTGACACTATCGGCGCGTTATATGGGGCCGGTGAGATAAGCGCGGCGTTAATCCTAGCGCCTAAAGGCGTGTATGACAACTGGGTACAGGGTGAAATACCTACGCACTTGCCGGATGACATAAAACGGCTCGTAGTTCGTTGGACGCCGTCTAATTCTAAAAAGTTTCAAGATGAAATGAAAGCGTTGGTTTATGAGCCTTTTTTGGGGCTCCGCGTGTTTGTGATGAACATCGAAGCGCTGTCCACGCCGCGTGGTACAAAGGCCGCATATGCATTTCTAAAGCGGAACCCTGACAACATCATGGTCGTGGACGAAAGCACGACTATCAAGAACCGCAAGGCTACACGCACCAAGAACGTGATGATGCTGGCCAAGGAAGCAAAATATAAGCGCATCCTGACTGGCTCCCCGGTGACCAAGTCTCCGATGGATTTGTATAGCCAATGTGCGTTTCTATCCCCAGATGCCTTGGGCTTTAGTAGTTACTATTCCTTTCAGGGCCGGTATGCCGTGGTGCAAAAGCGCCAGTTCGGCCAAAGGGCCATACAAGAGATTGTGGCCTATCGCAGGCTTGACGAACTGAACCAAAAGCTAGACCGATTTAGTAATCGTATACTTAAAGAGCATTGCCTTGATCTGCCGGATAAAATGTACATCAGACGGGATGTTGCGCTGACTGATGAGCAGAAGCGCGTATACACACAGATGAAAAAACTTGCACTGGCTAAACTGGATAATGGAGAGCTAGCTACTACCGCTAGTGTGCTCACTCAGATCATGCGTCTTCAACAGATATGTTGTGGATTTTTGCAGCCGGACGAAGGCGAGATACAGCCAATTGAAAGCAACCGGCTAAAAGAATTACTGGAGATCACAGACGAGCTACAGGGAAAAGCTATCATTTGGGCGTCGTACACACATGACATTCAACAGATATCTTCGGCCCTGCGCGACCGCTTTGGGCCCGAGGCGGTCGCAACTTATTACGGCGCTACGCCGCAAGATGAACGGCAGGCCATTGTCAATGAGTTTCAAGACAAGGACAGCCCGCTTCGTTTCTTTGTCGGTCAGCCACGGACAGGGGGCTACGGGATCACCCTGACCGCGGCTAACACGATGATATATTACTCTAACAGTTATGATTTGGAAATACGGTTGCAGTCCGAGGACCGCGCACATCGCATCGGGCAGGACAATAAAGTAACCTATATCGACCTTGTGTCACCCCGGACCATAGACGAAAAGATATTGAAGGCCCTGCGGGGCAAGATAAATCTAGCTGGTAAGGTGCTAGGGGAAGAAGCTCGGGAGTGGTTGCTCTAGCGCCTGCGGTAAGGGAATACGCTACCTATGCCTTGATGCACTGCGCCGCCTTTGGCAAAAGGTTTTGTAGCGGTAAAACCGATACTGGTTGGGCTGATATCTGTAGGGCTGACATTAAATCCAAAGGCACTAAATCCTATCCCCGGTGTGTTTGAAAGCGTTCCCATAGACGGGTCCATCCCTGTGTTTCCGTAGGCGCTCGTATCTTGTGCCATCTGGTTGGAAACCATGTCGCTTATTTGAGACTGAGCCGCAGCATAAGCGTCAGCTAGACTTTTACCTGTTGTGGCTTGAGTGCGTCCAAGCGCTACGTCCATAGCTTCTTGTGGATTGGTAAGATTGGTGTTTGTCGTTACTATGTCATTAATAGACATATTCATCGGGTTATTTACAGCCTGCTGTGCTGCAATGGATGCCTTAATAGCCTCAGATATACTTTGGTTAACGTCAGACTTATCATCCCCAAAGCTATCTGCTGTTGAACTTTTGCCCGACATGCTGCCGGTTGGGCCCGGTCCTATACCAACACCAGTTGGGCCGCTGTAACCTTTGTTCGATGGAGATGCCGCACTTTGTTCGCCGCGAAAGCCTGTATCAGGGGATTTAGAGGGAGCCGGTGCAGGGTCTGCTTTGCCGCCACCACCACCGCCGTCACCACCGAAGCAACCGAACTTGATTTCAAATTCGTTTCGGCCTTCATAAATGTCTTGCAATCCGTCAAACCAGCGCTTCTTAAACACAGCTATATCTCCGCATTTGTATGTCTTCCTGAACGCCGGTTGCGTAGCCCTGTCTGCCGGTCATCTGCCGCAGGAAAGTAGCTCCGTCATATGGATAGGACTCCAGATAGCGCCCCGTCAGTTCCTGTTGTACAAATCTTCCTATCTTCAGTGCGTTCTGGTACGGTGCTATGAAGTCTATCACATATAGCATACCACCATCGGGACCGACAAACCAGTCTTCTGGCTGTAGTTTTCTGGTTCCTCTTTCGTAACCTTTTGCCGCTTCCTCTGTCAGGAACGCATGTGAGAACAGGCCCGTGGGCCGTGGAAAGATAGCCGTCTTTGCTGTTAGTTTGTTCTCGTACACTACAGTCATTTTGTTGGCTTCTATAGCAGGCACCACTAGCCGCTCTAAGTCGGCAATGTACCAGTCACGATGCATTTCTGATTTGAGCATAAGCTCAATAACGTCACCGATCATCCCATCAGGCTCCCGATGCCCTGTTGACGGATCATGCTAGAAGCAATATCCCCGGGGAACATAGCCGCATAGCGCTGACGGTCTACAGGACCGGGGGCCGCGGGCGGCGGAGGTGGAGGCGTAGCCGACGCAAGGGTGGTTGTGGGAGGAGGTGCCACCGGTTGCGCCGGAACTGGTTGTGGTGCAGGCATAGCTGTTGGTGCGACAGAGCTTACCGGACTTACAGTCGGCTCATTTTCTACTTCGGGTACTACATAATCTTCGCGGTCTTCGGCTGCACTAGAGCCAACAAATGGTGCGGCTCTGCGACCCCCGGATAGTAGAGCTTCTGTCGCTACACCAGTAAACCCTAGTTCTTTAAATTTATTAGCCAGCCGTTTTGCAAGGTTTAATGCCTGTTTATCGTTACGCGGCTTTTCCAACATATCTGCTAACAGTTGAGGGTCCTCAAACAGGGCAGCTACCGCATTCCCTTTCAAAGATGCTGGAATTTCATTAAAAATACGACCATACACTCGGCGTAAAGCTCTAGAACCTGCGCCTTGTGCTATGAGGGTGTTTCCACTACCAGTCATACTAGCGGCTCGTTCACCCATCCCAGAGCCCGCAATTCTAAGGTAGAAATCAACCATTGGGCCGGTGTCTGCTAAAAATTGATCGAAATCAACATTTCTAGCGGCGCTAGCTTCCATCTTTATCATGGTGGTTAATACTTTTTTTACCTTATTTACCTGACTCTCACTAATTACATCGTTCTTTAAAGCCCACTCCATAATAGACGTGTCTGAGACGGCTCCGGGTATCTTTTCAAAAAGCCCCTCGTAAGCCGCTCTAGGGCTAAAATTACCAGCGCTGCCGCCGCTATGCGTCATCGACCATTCTAATATGCCCGACCTTAATCCTTGACGCGCCAGATCTTTCATATCGTCTGGTGCAACATCTATCATCCTCGCTAAGTTGTTTAGCGATTTCATAGGAGCCTTACTACTTTTGGACATAACCCGAGCAACAACCAGCGCCGGGTTTTCTACCGCTCCCGGAGTGTTCGGCAACAAGTCCATAAACGTGACCTGACCGCGTAAGTCTTGAAGAGCTTTTTTGTTATCTAAGACAGTAGATTTAAGAAGCCTGTTTGCGTTCTCTACATCTATTAAATCTTCTTTTACCGTGGGGAAAAAATCTAAAAGTTTAGGCTCTTCCGGCGTACCACTATTTGTAGACACCCATTTTCTCAGCCGTTCTGGATCTATTTCCCCAGTATCCGGGTCCATAGTAGCTCTCCTAGCGTTACGAAGAAGACCCTCTAACCCACCATAGATACTGGCTTGGGCCTCTACCGCTCCAGTGAGACCTTCATTAACAGCAAATTGTGCCGCTTTGCTCATCTGCTCTACCCGTAGATAAGTGGCATCATCGCCGCCGGTAAATAAACGGTTATGTAAAAGCTCTGGATTAATCCTAGAGCCGCCCTTCCTATCTAGAGACAAAATATCCCCAGCAAAAGCTCTGGTAAACACATCGTTCAAAGAGCGCGAATACGCTCTCGCCGAGTCGTAAGCTGCACTAGCTCCTTCCGGAAAGCTTTCTAGATCCAGCAGCAAATCAGCAGCAAAAGCATGTGCTATGCGGGCGGTCTGAAGGTCATTGTTAGCTAAAGCGGTTCTGCCAATATTCAAGGCAGTTGTTCGCATGTCTTGAATTTCAGTAACGGTCAAAAAGCCCACTTCAGACTGATCAGAAATAGCCTCGGCGGCATTCTGTTGAATTTGCTGAGTGCGAAGCTGCCCAGCAGCCAACAGGTCTGCTTCGGCGTCTAAAACATCCGCATACAGTTTACCGCCCTTTTTGTCTATGAACCGCGGGTTTCTAAATTCTTCGGTGGCCTCGCGTAAGCGTTTTATCTGCTCTTCAACAGGTAGGTCTGAGATAAAGTTTTTTAACGTATTGAGCCTATCTTCATAAGTGGGACTGGTTGGTCCTGCCTTTAACCCGGCAATTTTTGCTCTTCGTCTATCAAGTATCTTTGCCTCCGGTAGGGTTTCTACCACAGACTCAGCCAGTTCCGCGACCCCAAGCTCTTCAGCCTTTCTAGTCACAAACCGCTGTAAATTACGTAACTTTGGCAAATATTCTGCCGCAGCTTCCGGAGTAGAAGGTAGAATACGCTGCCAGTTCGTAATAAAATTAGGCAAGGGAATTACCTGACCGTCGGCATTTTTGAACTCAGATATTTGAAGCTCTGGTATAGCTGACCAAAGTCGACTTTCTCTGCTTCTAGCTTCCTCTAAAAGGTTAAGAGTGACTAGCTGGAGGTTTGACGATAAATCCCGATTACCCTTGGTAGCACCAACACGCTCCGCAGCTTGAAGCACTTGATCAGAAACTATAGCTAATTCTTCCGCAAGGCCCGTGTCAAAAAGCTCTTTTTGAAGCGCCGCCGCCTGCTTTATCATCTCTCTATCGCCAGTAGCAGACATGGTCAAAATTATACCACGAAGAGCGTTAATCGCCTCTCTGTTAGACTCGGCGCGTTGACGACCAAGACCTTTGTTGGTTCTTTCCATAGAGGCTTGCATAGCAAGTAGCACGGGATCTGTTGATTTCTGACCCGAGGTGAGCCTAATTTTTTCACCCGCTTCGTTAACCATAAACTCATCTACGCTACTGTCTCTAAGACTTGCAATTAGATTGTCTACGTCTTTTTTTGTATAACCCTCTATCTCTAATTGGTCACGAATTTCATTTAAGGCTAAGTTTAGTTGAGCTTCGTTAGCTCTGGAACGAAGGCCAGAAAAACCCTCAGACCGATACCGATCATAGTATTCGCCAATTGCTTTTTTAGCCGCAGGTAACTTTTGCGCTAAAAAAGCTCCAAACAAACTTGGGGTAAGACTACCCGCAATTTCAAAGCCTACGCCTACACCCTCCTGACCGGGGAATCTTGTCTCAGCCTCATATCGCCCACGAATTCCACCATACCCTGCTGCGGCTTCTAAGGCTAAAGTTGTTTTTGGAGCACCGTAGGCCGCGGACCGTGTATTGTTCAACATGTTTTCCACACCTTGAGTAAATCGGGCTATCCGTGGTCCACGGCCTGTTTTTAGAGCTTGTGCGACACCGGGTTGCGCCATTTCAGCCGCGGTTAGGGGGCCTTTACTTGTAAGACTAGAAATGTTGTTTAATAATGCTCCGCCGCCTAAAGACACATTTTTCCCAACTAAAAAAGGAAAAAACATCCAAGGCAAGACGGTTGCCCCAGTTTTCCCCGATTTATAGTCAGCCATATGTTCTGGAAGAACCAGTCGTTCTTTACCTAAAATGGTGTCCGCAGCAAGTTCTCCAGCTTCATATCCGCCAAAAAAGCCCGCAATAGATGAAACAGTAGGAATAGCTACTTTTAAGGCTACCGCTGCTGGACCTGCGGGGGGTATGGGCTGTTGCAAGGCAAATCCAGCCTTACCTGCGGCAAGCGCTCCACCTAAACCGCCAAACTCTGGAAGTGCTTGGCGAAGAAACCCTTTTGTAAAAGTGCCATCTTCTGGCGGACGGCCTTCTTCGTCTACAGCAAAAAGCTTTAGAATTTGGGAGTTTGATAACTTTCGTTCATTGGGTGCCATTTCTGACAAAGAACGCATACTACCGTCGGGCATCGCTAAAGGCTTAGTTTGTGTATTAAACCAGCCTGCCGTCCCGTCCCGTAAACCTTGATACGAAAACAAATCCGGATAATCTATTTGTAGGGTACGACTAACGGTATCCGCTAACTGCTGACTAGGCTCTTTGCCTTCTTCTGCAAAAAGCCGGGTATACTCATCTACTTGAGGCTGAGTTAATGTAACGGGTTTTACGTTTACTTCTTCCGTCATTCCCTTTTACCTTGAACATCTTTCATAATTTGATCCATGACAGATTGATTTAATCCACCCCCCGTAGCATCAACACCTTCCAGCAAGCTTAACAGTCGGTCAATCTCAAAGTTTTTACGAATAACTTCACTTTGTAAAGTTGCGTCATCTATGCCCGCCGCAAGAGCTTGGTCATTTCTTGTTTTCTGCTGGACAACAATTTGTTTGAGAACAACCAGCTTATTAGCTTCTGATACAGGGTTACGGAAGAAAGCGTCTGGATCAGGGAACAGCCGTTCTACTCGTGCTAAATCATATACCGCCATTCTTGGAGATACAGACAGGGCAGAACTACCTAGAATTTTAAGCGCCCGAATAAATTGCCGGTTATCTTGTGTGTCTTGGAATATATTTCTAATAGTTTCTGACGGAACAGTACCAGCAACCACGCCATCAAGAAGAGCACTAAAGTTTGCCCAAGGGCCTGTAGCGTTTCTGGCCGCTAACAGAGCATTTCTAACCATGGTCTGGTCCGTGGCTGGCGCAATGCTTCCATCTGGGCGAGTAAGTGCCGTGGTCATCGCATCGTCAGCCGCGCCTAAACGATCACGAGCTTCTTGACGGATAGATTCTTTACGATAGATGTCGTAAGAAATTGTGTCGGACAGCGGAAACGATGCGCCCGGTCCTTGAGGCATTTGTTTCGTTGCCCCGGTAGCGGTGGTATATGTTTGACCGCCGTCATAACTTGTAACAACACCAGTTCCCGGGATCAGGAAGGCCTTTGGCGTTGGCCTTGCTTCTGTACCCAAGTTGACTACGTTTACCGTGCCCGGATTAGCCGCGTTGTCTGCGTTAGCTTGTTCAATAGCTTTCATACCGGCTTCAGTATTAGCATTGACAATTGTTTCTGTGCCATCGTTACGAGTAATTTTAACACCTTTAAAAGCAGGAGGCTTTGGCTTACCAAAAATGGGTTCAGCTTTTTTAGTCTGTTCGTTAAACAGCACTAACTGATTATCAACCACTTTAAGAATAGGGTCTGTTTTACCTTCAGCGACAACTTCTTTAGTCGTGACATCCGTAACCGTTTGACCTTTACTTGTAGTAACCAAACCACCCAAAATTTGAGTTTGCAGTACTTTAGGCAATTTATTGAAAACGCTTTCAGGGATGTTTTTAATCATCTTTTCATCTGACTGAGCACCTAGAAGCACTTTGCGTTGATCGTCCTCCGACAAGCCGTTGTATATCGCCCTTGGAATACCCTTGACGGCCTCTTCGGCGGTATTCAATATTTTCTTCTGATCATCCGAAGAAAGTTGTGTGAAAATACTAGCGGGAACCCCGTTTACACTTGGGTTTCCAAACAAGATTAAATCTTTACCCTTCTGATCAAGCTTATTAAATGTTTCTATGGGTATTCCGTTTATGGTTTGGGTGTTTACACCTTTACCCAAAATCTTACCGGTCTTTTTATTCATTAACACTGAATTTGGTGCCATGTTGACAGTCGAGCCCGCGCCCTCTGCGATTGTGTCTCCTTTTGAGTTAACCAGAATGTCATCTGGGCCAAGGGTAGTTGTTTTCGCATCAAGCTCCATTTGTTTCTGGCGATACTCAGATCTTGCAGCAGCTTCTGCCTTTCGCGTTGCTTCAGCAGACTGCAACGCCGCTAAATCTAGAGCTCTTCCCTCCTTATCGGCAGCTTGCTTTGCTTCAAGCTGCTGTTGAGCACGTGCGCCAATAGTTTGAGGTAACTGAGTTTTTGTAGCCGCCAAAGCTAACCGCTCGGCGGGGCTTAACCCGCGCCGCTCACCTTCCATCGGCGCTGCAAACGTCAAAGCCGTGTTAGCTATGTCAAACAGCATTTGAGCTTGTGTTAAGTTCCTTTGTTCCTCTAAATCTTTAGCTCTTTTATCGGCTCCGCCTAAAAGAGAGGCATACGTGCTTCTTGTTTCGTCAAATATCTCTCTTAATGGGCGCACTGTTGGAGCGCTTTGAGCCGCGGCTAGCTCACTTTTTAAATTAGCCATATCAATCTGTCGGCGCAAAGCTTGAGAGTCAGCAGGGGTCATCCCTACTCTAGGCCCTAGATAAGGCACCAAACCTGCATTTTCAAATTTTAAAACCGGCTGGTTGTCTCCGCGGCGGACCAGCCCGCCTTGGTTAAAATTTACGGGCGGGGGCCCTCCCATCATCTCAGGTCCGGGGGCCGCGGGCTGTGGTGGGGCCACTGTGGACATGATGCCTTGAGCCATTGCCCCTTGAACAGGTTGTGTCATTTCTTCTTGAGCGAGGCCGCCAATGCCTTGGTCTACGGCACCCATAACAATAGCAGGCTGAACCAAAGTCAAAACAGACTCAGGTGTTTGCCGTGCATCTTCTTCACCAACAATACCAGCAAGCTCCTGATAGCGCTCTTCTACCGACGCTTCATCACCACGGATGGTGTTCATGATTGTTTCAAAGTCTTCGGCTTCGTCGAGGTTTCCGATTTCCTGTTCGGCGGCAGCTAGTACACCCTCAAGAACCTGCGGGTCCATAGCTTGTTCACCACCTGTAGGCATAGGCTGTTCTTGCGGAGCAGGCATATTAGCAGGCATCATTCCAGCCACGCCGCCTTCCTGCTTGAGCTCTACACCACGCCCAATTAAAACGTCTGCACGTGTAATTTTTCCATCTTTATTAAAGTCCGGCAGACCCGCTGCGCCACCTCTGGCAAACATTTGCCGGTCCATTACACCTCTGTTCATCATCCGAATAACCCCGCGGTCTTAGCGCCTGCCGCTGCTGACAAGCCTGCAATACCCAAACCTAAATATGTCTGAGCAGGTGAAACACTAGGGGAGGTAGCCGTAGCAATAGTCTGCTGTGACGTAGGTGCCCCTTTGTAAATATCTGACAAGAAGCCGTAGCGCTGATATGGCTCATACAACTGCGCCAAATCGCTCTGTCTCTTGGCCTCAAGCTCGGCCTGCTGTTGCGCCTGAAGCTGCTTACCAATATCCATTTGTGTCTGGATATCCATAAGGGACTGCTTTTGAGCCTGCTCACCAAGCGCAGCCTGACGAAGACCCAAAGTTCCCAGTGACTCGGCTTGTGCCAACTGTTGCTTTTGCGCCTGCAAAAAGTTTTGTGCCTGAGACTGAGCTAAAGCAGATGCGCGGTTACGCGCTATCTCTTGTTGTGCAATAGCCGCCCGGCTACCACCAAAGGCAGAAGGCCCGCCTGCTTGACCAACAGCCGCCAGATTTGCTTTTTGTGCCTCAATATCGTATGCGCGGTTGATTTCGTCCTGAACCGCTCTTTGGAACGGGTTCATGAATTGTGCAATGCCGGACGGATCCAAAGCTGAGTAAGCATCACCTAGCGAGTAGCCCGCACCTGTAAGATATGGCTGATACCCGCCGATACCACCCATTGCAGGAGAAGCCGCGCCAATAGCCTGCTGTTGCAGACCAGACATCTCCGCGACCTGCTGGATAGGCAGGGTAATCGGTTGGTCCGCTAGTTTCTTTGCTGATTCCAGAAGCCCAAGTTTATAGGCTTCAATCTCGGGGGCTTCGCGGACAATTTCGGTAGTAGTAGCCATTACGCCATTGCCTTCCCTCTAGCTTCAAGTCCACGCATCATATCATACATACGGTTGATGCCGACCTGATTGTTTCCGTTACCTAAACCCTTTACCGCGTTTGTGGTCATAACAAACTCACCGGGCATCAGCATAGCTCTTACGCTATCCTGCCCCGGAATACCTTCGTCTGGCATGATGCCACCTACGCGGCGTGGGAAGATCTCACCGCCGTCTGCTACTGCCTGAATTGGACGGGCAGCTAATGCACCGGGACGCAAGAACGGGTTCTGGTTAAAGTAGTCTAGCGGGTTATACGCATAGTCCGTGCCGACTACATACTGACCCGTAGAGGTCATTGGGCTTTCAGTGTTACCTGTTACCAAATACTTGCCCGGATCTTCTGCCATAAGATCCACACCAGTTGGACCCTGCAACTCTTGTATTGTTGGTTCATCTTCCGGTTCGGGGGTGTCAAACATGCCGCCAGCATATGCCGCGCCGCCTGCCAAAGCCAGTGACGGACCATATGTGCGAAGTAAGCCGGGGGTTAGTTCTTCGGTAGCGGCCTTAATCGCCGCGTCACTACTTAACTGTAGACCCGCCTGCTGCGCTTGAGCAACTTTTTCTCCAGCTAACTTATAGATTTCGGCATCAGTCGGAGTCCCGCCGGTCAATAAGTCCATACCCTTCTGACCATAATCCATTACCGTTTCGGCACCACCACTTATTTTGTCCATCAAAGAGATCTGCTCTGGCGGAGGCCTGAAGCTTGTAACATCCTGTGGAGGCGGCGGCGCGGTCGCATAAAGTGCATCACCGGTCGGCATTGCTTGCGGGTCTGGACCGTACAACTGAGTGCTCATATCTGAAGCCAACGGAGGCTTACTCATACCGGGGGCGGCATCGCTAGGAAGCGTTGTAGCTTGAGTAGCAGCAACCTGCGGATCCGTCACGGGGGCATTTCCATAATCAGGGTAAGCCGCTGCCGCTGGGTCCATAGTAACAGCATCATAACCGGATTGACCAAACTGACCAGAAGCAAGCTGCTGGCCAGCCGTCTTCAAGTTAGACAATTTAGCCGCGTCCTGAATACCTTTCATAGCGCCTTCACTAAAGGAGCCACCAGCTTTAGCGGCTTGCATACCACCACCAATAGCAGCAGTTGCGCCACCGATAGCGCCACCAATCAAAGCATTCTTAAAGGCGTCTTTCAGGCTTCCACCTTGTATTAACGTGCCAATGCCTGATCCAAGAGCGCCTGAATAAATAGCACCAAGACCGGGGAACATAGCGTTAAGAGCAAACGGGATAATTACCGGAGCGGCCTTCTTAATTATTTTGGCTACCCCCTTAACCGCCTTCTTTACGCCTTTAGCTATCTTAGAAGCGGCCTTTTTGACGCCTTTGAATATCTTCTTTAAGAAAAACTCAGGCATACCTGTTTCAGGGTTGATGGAGTTTACACCAGAGCCAACAACATACCGCTCGGGGTCTTCTACACCTAGCTCACGCAAGTGATTGAATATAGATGTTTTTAGCTTCGGGTTCTGGTCAATCAGGGCTTTTGGGACAATCAATTCGCCAGTTTCGACGTGGGCAACAGTATCATCACCGTAACGACCATATGATGCCATCCGAGTTGCAATCGGCTGAAAAGTAGCGATACCAGCAGAACCGAACTCCTCTTCAGCTTCTGCCCGCTCTAGGGCCTCAATCTCATGGTCTTCCATGTAGAAATCGGCAATGCCCCCAGCCGGGAACTCAAATTCTTCTTTTAGTGCTTGTTTTGCCATGCTGTTAACCCGATTAAGCTATAGTTTTTGTAATATACAATGTTTTTTCCCATACGTCCATCATGAGACGATCTTTACTGTGCCGCTATCGTTATATAATGCACCACTTTCTAGGCCCGTGGGCGACGTAGGTAGTTGCGTGAGCGTTATTTTGGTGCCACGCATCTCACCGGGGTTCTGCAACTGTATCACAAGTTGCGTCAATGACCGAACCATCTCATCAAAATACTGCCGGTCATACTCTTCCGGCGGCAACGGAAACTGCGGTGGTACAAGTTCGCGCCCACTCATCGTCTACCGTCCGCCTGTATCTCAAGCCGTGGTGCGCCTAACCGCCAAAATACACCCTGATTGTCCGACTCCACCCTCAAACCAAACGAGCGACCTCTAAGTCTGGTATGATTTTGCGTCGTGGTATCCGTCACAGTTAGCGGCTTAGATGTAGTAAACCCTGTCCCCGGGAAGCGCTGGGCCTTCAAAGTAAATGTAACCTCTTTTGTCGCTCCACTAGCCGACCGGTCAAAGTTGATATCAGGTATCATGCGGCGCACAAACAAGAAGTCCTCGCCGTCCTGTATGTCGATAGGCGCAGACTCAATAAATGCAGTAAACGCCTCGCCATCCGCATCAACCCCAAGCTCATGGTTGTAAAGCCTGTTCGGTGTATCAGGATTTGTTTCTGACGTAGTAGCCATCGGGAACTCGTTCAGGCCGCGGTCAAGCCACGTGGTCCGCTCCAAATTACCAACGTACCAGATCTGCTGCTCGTAATTATACACAACATATCTGTCGTTTTCGTCTGTGCCCCCGTTAGCGGCAGAATTTGTGTCAGATGGATAGAACCAGAACACCTCACCAAAGGCTGCGTTTGATCCGGCAAACACTTTGTCTTGTTGCTGCGAGTTAAAATCTTCAAACACATAGTCTCTTACCGGACAAGGCAGAGGCTGTACCCTGCCGTCGTAGATGTAAAACCGGTTCTGACCCATCCAGAACACGGCGTCCCCAACGGCTACGGCTGAGTTTATGCCAATGATACTGGTCTGATTAGATAACTGAGTAACACCAAAAGTAAATGGCGCACCGATAAACTGTAACGAATGCACAGAACTATCTGTCAAAACAACTATCTCACGACGGGTCTCAACAGCCTGTATGATCTCGGATCCGTTACCCAACCGTATGTCGCCCGCACTATTGGTTGCAGTTGGTAGCCAGTCCTTCGCATTTTCTTGTGAGCTAAAACGTATGAGCAAAGGATCGCGGACCGTGGACCCTATTGGTGTGGCCCCGAATGCTAGTACGTGACGGTCTCTATCGGATACAGCAACCTGACGCGCTAATGACGGAGCGTTACTATCGTAATGTGTAAGCAGTAGCCCACGAGAAGAGATGCCTAGCGTTGCGTCCCAGTAATATATTGGGCCGTCTACAAGGTTGTATATCAAGTCCTCGCCAAAGTTGTCTTGCTTCCAAAGACGGATGCGGTCCGTGGTTACTACGTTTGCGGCACTGCCCCACGCTCCACGGCCCCATGTGCCTGCACCCCAGCCAACACCTCCCGTTGCGATATCTAGACCAATACTGATTTCGTAAGCTACGTTGGCTTTACCTGATTGAACCACACTGTGTTGCGCGGGGGACGGTAAATTAAACGTATACTGCGCCGCAGTGACACGAGTAAGGACGTGCTCACCATTTAGCAAATCGACCAAATCCGTGTACACGCCTGTTCCAAAAGTAAAGTCAGACAGGACTACGGTGTCCCCGGTTATAGAACCGAAGTTAGAATGGTTTACCGTCACCAAGGTGCTGCCTTGTGTGGTGGTGAAATCTAAAAGAAATGAAACAGGTATGCTGGTCTGAATTACAGGACTGCCTGTGGCTCCTGTACCGAGGACCGCGGTTGGTGTTGGTGTGACATTGAAGCCATGGGCTACTGCGGTTAAGCCTATGCCAGTTACTGCTACTGTGATACTAGCCATGCCGCACCTATGACGTTGCTATTACTACACTACCCACCGAAGAAACTGCCGGGACCCCGGCGCTAATTGTGTTGGTAAATAGTATATTAACAGAACCAAGGCCCCCTTGTCCCTGCAATAATGCACTTTGGAACGGCTCTGTTCTGACGGTCTCATCACCAAGAGACAATGTAGCGCTAACTCCTGTGAGCTCTACGGGCAAGGCTACACTGAAGCGTATCGGGGTTATGTTGTTATAGATGCCCCCGGACTCAATATAGTATTTCTTTGTGGTCCCCATACCGACGTAGGGTACGCCATCAAGAGACTGCCACGCATGTAGAGATCTAGGAGTGCCCACAAAGCTTGCCGACGGGGTTTTATTTTGCCACCCACCAATCTTTTCAGGATACCCAAAGCGAAAACGCACCTTGTCGCTATCAACCCAGCCGCCTTCGTTAGAATACGCGGTAGTATCCTTTACGACTCCCGGCTTGAATTGCAGCTTGGTTAACGGCATCAGTTAGCATCCGCTATGGTCAGGGTGCCAGCTTCTACCATATCCATTATTTTGTTATAGGAATCACGGCTGGTGTCAACGGGGATGTGTTTGCGTAACTCATGACCTGCTTCATTTGTGCCTAGATTTAACTGTATATGAGTTTTTATAGTTCCATCAAAGTCATATAAATACTTCGCACTAACTATGTTCATAGTTCAGCCTCCGCAATAAAATCGTAAATTAACCAACTATCATCATCGCTATCATAAAGTTGAACGCCTCCAGCGTTACTAAAATCAGAAGTTGTCGCACCGCCAGAGGCAGTATAAGTTAAATCAGGATTAGCCCTCATCATAACTGGATATTGAAAGGTTACAAAACTTCTGGCTGGTGAAATAGTAGAGTTGTAAGTAGCGCAGTGCAGATAAGTAGAACCATTAGCATCCACCCCTACACTACCATCACCGTATCTTGCCTGTGCGTAACAATACCGCTGACACCTAGCCAACTCATCGCCATAGCTTCTGTGTTCAAACGGCGTGGCTGTATCGCCTACTTCTAGCTGTACGCCTGTGATGTAGAAGGTTGCTGAAGCTGAACCTATCCAAGCGGCTTGATTAGATGTTTCCCACTTTTCGCCAGCAGTCCACGCACCAGCCGTGCCTTGATAATCTGTACCAGAGCCAAACCCCCAATAAATACGCAAACCATTGCCATTAGTCTTGTTCCAACTACCTGTTGTGTCGCCAGATGTAATGGTAATAGTTTTCTTTTCCCAAGTGTTTGCAGATGAAATTGTGTACTCGTATATGTAATGCCTAGAAGCTGTTGTTGAGTAAAGCGCACCACAATATGTGCCAGCCAAGCTAGACTTTACCCAGAAAGATAGAGTGACTGCTTTAGCATCACTATGTCCGTATCCAAGCTGTGAAACAGTATATCCCTCTAAGTCTGTAGCCCATCTATAATTATCGCTAGCCGCAACAGAACCATCTGTAGCTGTGTTTGTTAGCTTTGCACTAAACTCAAATTCATTGTTTGGAACATCTGTAGACTGTTCAACGGTAAATGTACCGCCGCCATTTGCCCAACCTTTGAAACGGTCAGCCGCAAAAATGTCATTACCGTTAACAGTTGTTGCGCTGGTTCCGCGCTGGAAAACAGAAAACGCACCATTGATGATGAGGTTGCGACCTGTCAGGCCACCCGCGTCTGCACTACCAGCTAAATCTGCAAAATCTCTTGCTCTACTCATTTCTTACTCCTATCGCGCATTGGCGTATTTGAATGGGGCCTCTGCAAAGGCGAGGTAGATGAATTTGTCATTACTACCATTTACAGAATTGTGACTAGACCTCCACTTAAAACCGTTTGAAACAAAGTCAACATAAAGTGATGTCCCTGTGTTGTCGCCGTCAGTAGAACTAGGATACAAAGCTGTAGTGTTCACGTTATAAGCAACCCTCTTTGAATCCCATATTGCCCAGTGTGTAACATCAGCAGTGTTCTTAATCATAACCAAAGCTGGCCTAAACCCTGTGTAGACAAACGGGCCATCTGTGGCAGCGTTGCCGACATATGAGCCGCATTTCAGGTGGCCTTCGGTGTTTGCAAAACAGTAGGCTATTAGATTGTTGGTAGAACCATTGGCCTCGCTATTTGAACTTACATAAAATACGCTAGAGTCTGGCTGTGTGCTTTGCCAATAATTCGTACTAACAACGCCTGTCGTATTTTCAAGAAGCAAGGTTTGACTTGCAGTCAGACTAGAATGTCTAACAAGCCAAGATGACACAATGCTTCTGTTCTTGACAATAACAAGGTCAGGCGCACTAGACAAACCGTGACCAACAGTCGCATTAGCACCTGTGCCAGTGTAGGACACTATGCTAAACCCAGCATCAGGGGCAGCCGATACGCTTGACGTAATGCTGCCATCAGTGTTGCTGACCGCCGTACCGCCAGCTTTCCAAGACCAAGCAACAAATGTTCCGCCGCTGTCGTTTACAGAAACCTGATTGCTTGGCCCTGTTGTAAAACCATCACTGTCAAATGATTGAATATCATTTGTTCCTGTTGATGTAGATTCAGCATCTGTCCTGTTTGTAACTAAATTTTTTGTATTACCCCGAACACTGTCAACAATAGCATTGCTGAAATTTTGCGCACTATCTCTACGCTTAATCCATAGCCAGTCTGGTGTAAATGAAAGGCCGTTTACCTCTAGATCAGTGCTTCCAGTTCCAGTGTATAAAAGCGTATTAAAGTAATCGTCAGCCTGTTCCGTGCTGTTCGGGCCGATGTCTGGCTCTACTATATTAGCCGCACAAAGTGAAATATTGTTTGCGGCTTCGGCATAGTAAAAATCGCCAAAGCCATTTTGGTCAGCCGTATTTGATGAACCAGTCTTAGACCCTGCAAATGTACTGTCCTGTCCAAAATTCCAATACATCCCATTTCCAGTTGCGCCTACTGCCCACGCGCCAAATTTGTATGACCCTGTTAATCCAGTGTATGGTGTTCCAACAGATGTGCCATTTAAGAAAAACTCAATCTGTCCGTTTCCAGCTTTGATGCTTATGATATCACCCACAACAGGGTTGTATCCAGACGCTGTTGTGGTAGTGTTATTATAAAAATTGCCATTGCTGTACCAAGCAAGAAACCCTGTCCTATCAGTGCTATTATTTGAACCAGAATTTGACAAAGGTGCTATGCCGCCAGCGTATCCCTCTTGCGCAAGATGATATTCCGCATAATAAGTATCACTGTCAGATATCTCTGGGATTACCATTGTTGCAAAGGCCTTGTATGCAACAGAAGCTGAAAACCAACGTAACCCACCTTCTTGCCATCCCAGATTTGGGCGGCTGTCGTTAAAGTTCAACGTACACCAATTATTAGTCGGGCTGTCCGGCACGACATCTTCTGCGGCAAAGCCAGAAACAGCAAAATTATTTCCGGCACCCGATTGGTCATCACCAATATTTGTCTGCGCTGTTATGCCTTGCGTTGTTGTAGCTGTGCCTGTTCCTTCGTAGGTCAAATAAAAGCCGTTAGTGCCATATGCGCCATCTGCTGTGTCGTATGCTTTTGGAACCCAGATACCGTTGATGGTTTCGCCAAAGCTGGTAGCGTCTAGGGCAGTGCCATCAATGAAATGAACCTCTGCCATATAAGCATTTATATAGCCTCCAGTGTCCCATCTACCGATTTGGTGTGGTATTGTAGAGTTTACATAAGTGTCAGTGTTTGATGACGTATCAGTTGTAAGAGGTTGCTCAACACCATTCACATAAATAGCATTTGCTGATGTGCCAGTTGTTACGTCTACCTTTAGAACAATATGATACCACGCCCCAACATCCCTAAAAACAGAACTGGTAATCATTCTTACAGTAATTGAACCGCTAGTTTGACTGTAAAAATCTAAAGCACTAGCAGTGGTTTTCTGAAATGTGAATTGGTTGTTGCCATCAATCCTTGACCCAAAAATAATCTGTCCGTTTGTGTTGTCACAATTTTTATACCAAAAGGAAAGGGTAAATGTTCTTCTATTGCCAGCAGATGATGGTGTGCGAGTTAAATATGAGGTTGAACTATCAAACCTCAGAGACTGGTCAATGCTGTATGGGTAAAAACTACCGCCGCTTGCATACATCCAATGTTGTGAACCTGCCGGACCAGACATACGAACCTCTTAGCTGAACGCCAACTGAGGCGCACCTAGTAGAATAGAACCTGTAGCAGAAACAACGTAAGGCACGATGTCTCTTGCACTTGCCGCCGTGGACAATGTGATACCTGACCCACCAGCCGTTTCATAATCCGTACCCAAAGAAAGCGTCCTGCTTCCTGTTGCATCTTGGATGATCACGATAAATCCAGACTGACCGATTGCTTCGGTAGACGGATTGGCGAAGGTCACGTTGCCTGTAAAGGTAAGGACAAAGTTCTGATAAGTATCAAAGTCCAGAGTGACGCTGCCTGTGTTAGTGGTGTCTGTAAGGGTGTTGCCCTGTAAAGACTTGCTAAGTGTGACATCACCGCTGAATGTAACGCCGCCACTAAATGTACCCCCAGATGCGGCAGACACCGTGTCAGCCACGTTGAAAACATCATAGACCAAGATTTCAACAATATCGCTAGCCGATAGCGCGGCTAGGCTGGAGATTGTATTTGCTGTTGTGGTGTTATAGTCGGTGCCAGCTACAAGAAGCACACCGTTTAGGAAAACGTCTACATACGCGCCATCGCTAAAGTCCAGAACTTTGCCGTCATCATCCGCGCCGGATAGCGAGGTTTCGCCACCAGTTGCGGTGTAGTAGAAGCGGTTTCTAACACCAAATTTTTCGGATCGACCTATGTATGGCATGTGTTACCCCGCAATCTCTGTAGCACTAATGTAAGACATAAGACGTTCATGGATTCCATTATCAGTGTCTGTAATTGTCCTATTTAATGCAAAGTCAACAGCACCTGCTCCATATTGAAGTTGTAACCCAACTTTGTATGTTATCTGTGAAGTAGTGTTATGTGTGCTATCAAAATACTGAAAGAATGCCGCTTCTGGTGTTGACGTTACATCGCTAGAGTGCGTTCTGGTGGCGACTGATACGCCTGTTGGTCTGCTCCCAGCAGTAGTTGCGGCAAGTTTTGTCGTATCACGATAAAAGAAAAACGTGTGGTTCCACAAATCATTTACATCACCAAACTCACCCGTTACCATTGCCTGTAATTGAATGATGCTGTTGGTTGCTGATGGCGTGATATCGACAGTTAAATCTGTGAGTATGATTGGGTTTGCTGGTTCGGTTCCAGTGGCAGTGTATGTGTTTGACCCAGCAAACTGAGTGTATTGAACTTGCAACACCTTACCGCCACCAGCCCCTGTTACAGTACCAGTGAACGCATAGTCATCAGTTAAGTCTATGCTTTCAGACCTTAGTTTTGAAAGTGCCATATCTTACTCCGGCCAGTCGTTTATCGGCGCATTCCCTGTTGGATTACCATCACTGTCAACTGGTGCATCCCATAATGCCACAAAAGCCGCCATATCGCTAGCCCCATCAATCGAAGCCTCAATTGTGTTGCTTGCAGCACGAATCGCGGCACGAGCGGTAGCAACGTCACTAGGTAAAGAGTAGTCCGCAACCTCTGACGCCTTGATTACCATCCAGTCTGTAGGAGCCAGCATACTCGCAGCCTGCTCTTTAATGGTCTGCTTCCATTGTGACTTCAGGCCAAGTGTTACCATCTGGTCGCCATTTTCGTCTAAAAGCGGATCACCGTCCTCATTGACTTCGTTAATGTCCACGAGTGAGCGCTCAATCAGGTTGCCGTCAGCATCGCGGCCCCAATAGAAGCGGTTGTCAAATGGAGCCGGGTCATCTTCCCAAGTCAAACCAGCGGCGGCTTTATCCGCATCTGACCAGATTGACCAGTTCCGTGGATGCTGTACTCCGTTGTCATCAACCCACGCTTTACCAACGCGGATAGTTCTAGTGTTATACTTCCATGCCATAATACTATCTCCTTTTATCTGGCGTTGGCGTATTTGAATGGGGCTTCGGCGAAGGCGAGGTAGATGTAGGTCTGCCCGCTGGTGTTTATAGTTGAGCCTGTACCTCTTAATTTAAAGCCATTAGATATAAAATCTAACTCTATGTTTGAACTTGACACTTCAGCATCACTCAAGTTAGCTGAAAGCCTAGTGTCCATTACATTAATGGTTTCCCTTGCGCTGTCATAAATTGACCAACCATCAGTTCCACTTGATTTTTTTATCATAACCCAAGCTGGCCTAAACCCTGTGTAGACAAACGTGCCATCTGCGGAACCGTTGCCGACATATGCGCCGAATTTTGAGTAGCCTTCAACGCCGTGAAAACAGTAGGCTATCATATCGTTTCCACTTTGGTTAGCGGACGCGTTTAACCCTACAGTAAATACAGTAGATGTTGGTGCGGTATCATTCCAAACATCTACATTATCTACCAATGCGCCAGTGCCATTCAAACTTAAATAATCAGTCTCAGCATCACTTACTGCCGCTTTAACATAATTTAGCCAAATACGACCTGCGGTATCTCTATTTTTTACAATTATATGTTCTGGCGCAGATGAAAGGCCGTGACCAATAGTTCCAGCGGCACCCGTGCCAGTCCAAGACACAATGCTAAACCCAGCATCCTGATTGGCCGAAACGCTTGACGCTATACTTGGTACACCAGCACTATATGCGTCAACAGCAATAGATGATGCTGTGCCGCCAGCTTTCCAGTTCCAAGAAGCAATAGCATTGCCACTGCCATTTGCGGATACCGCACTGCCAACAGTAAAACCATCGCTATCAAACGAATTTAAGTGGGTAGATGTTGTAGCCTCTGCATTGCTGAGACTTGAATATAGTAGCTTACCAGCACCTCTAATAACGTCAAATAAGTTATGGTGCTGTACCGCACTTCTATTTTTAATCCAAGTAAAGTCGGGTTGGAACCCTACACCTGTAATGCTTTGCGCCGCACCCGTACCCGTGTAAAGCACAGTATTAAAGTGTTCGTCACTCGTTGTGTCGCTGTTCGGGCCGATGACTGGCTCTGGTAGGTTGGATGTGCAGAGAGCTAACGCCCCTGTTGGTGGCGTGTAATAAAAATCACCCCTTCCATTTGCGTCTTGTGCTTCGGCTGAACCAGATGTCTTTCTTCCTGCAAAACTACTGTCAGCACCAAAATTAAAACTAACTGTATCCCCATTCATATTGAAAGCTGGGCTTAAATTAGTGTGTGCTGAATTTATAGAAAAAGGCCCAAGAACTTCTAAACCGCTACCAACATCTGCTTGAAAATATATTTCCAAATTTTCAACATCTACAGTAACTCCAACAGGAGTACCTACACCGGGATTTGCAGTAAATGCACTAGTACCGCCTCCTGTAGCGGAACCTGTGCTACCATTTATTGATACACTTGTAGCGTTCTCTTGCCATAGATAGGAACCTGTACCACCGCCTACAGGCAAAAAGTTATTAACGCCAAATGTAACACTGTAGTCTCCAACACCTTGTCTTACACCACCCCCTACTGCTGTCATACTTTCAAAATACCATTTGCCAGTTTTAGGTATATGGAAGGTTGAATCTCCACAAGCTGTAGAAGCATCTTGTGCCTCTAAGTTACCTTGTGTACGGTTGGGGGAACCAACTGTTCTTAGTGCGTTAAGCGTAGCAAACCCATTAGTCGGGCTGTCCGGCACTTGGTCTTCTGCGGCTAAGCTGTTTGATGTAAAATGATTATTTTGACCAGATACATCCTTACCGAAGTCACTGCTGTCAGCATAATCCAGATAAAATCCGTTGGTGCCATAGGTTAGACTAGCGGCTGAAATATCCTTCGGCACCCATATGCCATTAACTAACTCCCCAAAATCATTTACATCGCCAATATAACCATCAAGAAAAACAGTTTCGGCTAGATAGCCGTCTATGTATGTGGCTGCGTTACTACGTTTACCGATGTAAGTAGTATGACCTGTATTTCCAAGTTTGCTCAAAGGATCTATTGAACCAGTGCTTGAATAATCTAATTCTCCATTTACATAAATATACACCTCATTGTCAGTGGCGTTCCAAGTCGTAAAAATGTGATACCACGCACTTGTATCTCTTAAATCTCTAACACCATCTTTAGTAACAACTCCACCTTGTACCCACTGTAGTTTTGCAGTTCCATTCGCAAAACCAAAACCATCAATACCAGTAGAACCCGCACTAATAATATGGTTGTAGCCAGCTACCCCTACAGGTTCTCCTCTTTTTACCCACGTTGAAAAGGTTCTTTTAGATGTGTCTGTTGAGGTGGCAAAATCGTTTTTAGTAAGATAAGCACTGGTGCCATCTAACCGCAGAGACTGGTCAATGCTGTAGGGGTAAAAGCTACCGCCGGAGTTGTAACCCCATGGACTTGAGCCAAAAGGACCGGACATGCTGCCTCCTAGCTGAACGCCAGTTGCGGCGTACCAAGTAAGATACGGGTAGTAGAAACCACGACATAGGGAACCATGTCAGTGGCGCTGGCCGCAGTTGATAGAGTGATACCAGATCCACCAACAGACTCGTAATCGGTGCCTAACGATAAGCTGCGATTGCCCGTGCTGTCTTGAATAAAGATAATTGTTCCGACTTGACCAACCGACTCTGAGGTTAAGCTGGGATTAACGAGTGTGACGTTACCTGTAAGTGTCAACACAAAATTTTGATAAGTGTCAAAGTCAAGCGTGACGTTACCTGTGTTTGTGGTGTCGGTAAGAGTTGTACCCTGAACAGCTTTAGCCAGAGAAAGCTCTCCGCTCAAGGTCAAGTCTGTAATTGACAAGTTAGTGCTTTCCGCCGGGGTGACGGTCTGCTTTGCCATGCCCTGATAGACAACGTAAAAATCGTCTGATGCGGATATGCTGCCTGTCATGGTCAGCGTTGTGCCGCTGGCTGTGTAAGCTACAGAAGGCTCTTGACGCACATTGTTAACAAAGACTTCCAACTCGTTGGAATTTAACACAGAGTTGTTCAGGGTAAAACTGGTTCCAGTGCCACCAGTTAAATCCTGATAGCTTACCGCGCTGTAAGCAAATGCGAGAGGATTACCCAGATATGGCATTAGGTGATCTCCATAATTGACAGCGTTACATCAATTGCATTAGCCGCTGAAACCTTAAACACATCAGTTGCTTCCATTACCACTTTGTTACCCGCAAGTAATTCCAGCGAAGATCCAGCCGGGATCGGAGCATTGGTAATAAGCTCGACATCTTGGTTAGCTTCGTTGTTGTTACCTGCGCGGTTTGCTGTGTCAGATGACAGTGTAACCGTTGCTGTGGTTTGACTTGTGGTTGTGTTGCCAAGGACAACACCCAGAATAACGGTGGTTGTCGAAGCCGCCACCGTGTAGATGTCATCAAGTGTAGTGACACCAGCTTTTGTTACAACTTTAAATGTATTTGCCATATCCTTATCCTAACGCGATTGCCAAAGCGGTGGCGTCACCTGACGCAATAGTGTTGATGAAAGTAGTGCTTGCTACCATAGTCGAGGTAAAATCTGTCACCGCCGCTCCAGAGCCATTCCCATCGCAATGAATGATACGGCTTTCGCCATCTGCAACGGTTACATTGGCTCCAGAACCCTGAGAAAATATAACGGACTCCCCAGAGCTATTGGTAACAAAGTAGAACTTTTCTGCGGTGTTCGGTGTTACTGTGATTGTGTGGGTGCCAGATGGAGAGCCAGAACAGATAATCATTTTGTTCATACCGTCAGAAACGGTGCCATCTGTTGTGGTCAGGTTTGAGCTTGTGCCACTAAGACTAAGCGTCACAACACCGTTTAGCGCGGTGTCAATAATATCAAAGTTTAAGTTAGTGGTATCACCCCAAGTTCCTGACTGTTCGCCAGTAGCTGGCTTTTCAATACCTGTTCTAGTAGTGTATGTACTAGCCATTTACGCGACCTCTTTCCAATCAGCCACCTGATCTGGTGTTATATTACCCCATACATCTGCATTTGACGGAGCAATTTCTGACCAAGAGGCATTCTGATCAGGGACTAACTGTCCCCAGATAAAGACAATACCAATATTTCCGCTTGCTGACAATCCTGTAACGCCATATGCGGACTCCAGAACAACGTTGCCAGAACTAATAGCAAGCGCCGGGCTTGTAAGCGAAACAACGACGTTAGCCTCAATAGACGCATCGCCAACTGCACCGGTAGCGGCTTGACCTGTGAGTATAGCCGCGGCAGGGGCTTCTGGAGTAGTGGTGGAGGCGGTAGCGGAAACACCCGTTGGGAAGACATTTGCGGTGCCTTCTACCTGTTCATCCCCAAAACCAACGGTGCTGGTAAGGCCGGTCTCAGTAACTAACGCACCACCAGCGGCAAGTGGGCTGCCTACGCCACCAGTAGCTTCAACTCCCGTAACTGTAACGGGAAGGGCTTCATTCCAAGCACCTTCACCCCAAGTGCCTCTGCCCCATCCCGTAATGTTAGCCACGGCTTACTCCGTTAGGCTATGCGGATAATGGCGTTTGAAGCGTCCGCTGTTGGGAACTGAATGGTAAATGTGCCAGATGTCGATGTTTTATCTGAACCAAAATCCAAAACAGCTACAGCCGCATTAGTAGCAGAGCTATTGTAGATCAGAGCGCCACGAGCGGTAATTGTAGCTGTGGTGAAGCTCAAATCAGCAAAGTCTGTAATAGCAGTTGTTCCATCAGTAGACGGAGTAACATTTGTCAACGTACCACCACCTGAACTGTAAGAACCGCTGTCAGCCACTTCGCCAGTTGTGGTAAACGCAGTAGTTGTAGCACCTAGCGTTGCAGTTGTGCCTGACTTACCGCCACCACCAATTGCGTACAAAGCAAGCTTAAAGGTGTTGCCTGTTGAGTTTGTAAAATCGTGTGTACCCGTTAGGAGTTGCGACTTAAATGAGGTACACATTGCTTGAGTAATTGCCATTATAGTCTCCTAATAAAATCAGCAATGTCGTTGTGACCAGCTTTACGCAAAGTCTGGCATATAGTACCACGCTCCTCGCGTTTAGCCAAGTCAATGTAAAATCTCACAACGTCTTCCACTCTGTCCGCAAAAACCTGTGCTTGCTCTTTAATAGCCGGGGGAGCGTCATCAGATACATACACAATCTTTTTACGCGCCATTTCAGCTATTTGGTCCGAAGATAATCCGCCATTATTAGACGTTGTTACGCCAATACTTCCTACGTCTATTCCTGTGCCAACACTAATCATTATAAGTCACTCCCGGAACATCATGTCTTCCAATAAGAACCGGATCATCTAAAGGCTCCGGCGGCCGTAAAACTTCTTTGTTTTCAGCTATATACTCGGACTGAGGCATGATCAGAAGATTGCCGTCTTTTATGGTCTGAACAAGGGGATCTGCTAGTCGATGGTAGCCGTATAGCTTTTCATTTTCGGGGACGTTTGTGTCCATAAAACCCGAGGTTTGAGCTATTTCTATCTGCATACCTTTTGATAAAGCTATAGCACACCAAAACTCACAACAGGCTCGACCCGCTTCAGCAAAATTTATGTTCTGTTTGTAGCTAAAATCGACACCGTACAAGTGCAACTTAGACACTTTCTTATTGTAGATGGCGTAAGCTATCGCATAGGCTACCGTGTTGTTAAAATAAGAATAACCGAGATCAGATACCACCTCTTTTAGGGGGTATAGCTCTATTTCGGGAACTCTCTCATCTAAGCAGCAAGAATAAATAGGCCCCTTGTTGGGCGTCTCTAGCAAGAACTCTTGAGCAATACCCGTCTGCTTCCCGGCTTTTATGTCGTCTAAGAACCGGCTAGCCGGATCCATCATAAAAGTTTTGTCCACGTGAAAGATAGCACCTATGCTATTTATTCCCCACACTTCATCAAATTTCTGCGAGTTTATGCGCGATAAGACGTACTCAGAAAACGAGCCGCCAAGCGCCACTATTGCTACGTTCATGTTTTTTGGATCCTCACTAACCCGTCGCGGTAAGCTTCGGTATTTTCTACGCCTTCACCATAATTCTTTAAGCGAAGAGCGGCTTCTTCAAACTGCTGCTTATACATCTGTAAAAGGTTAGGGTCCCCTTTCATAAAGATATAAGCCTCGACCAAAGAGCCATATAAAAGCGCATCTGGTGCGTTTTCCCCAAGCCACGACGTACCTGCCGCCCCCGTAATAGAAGCAGGTCTGTAGTAATAATGTAGTTCGACTGTGTAGTCCTGATCCGGAGTAGGAGCTATAAGAAAATTATCAACATCAAAAATGCCGTAGTATCTAGGTGCCCCGGTAGTGGATGACGTAGGCCAATAAGTTTGTAAAAAGTTTACGTCTTTTTGCTCTAAAAAAACGTGATCAGTGCCGGAGCCGTTGTTGTAAGACAAAGAGAAGGTCGCTAAATAATCTGTGGGCTGACTTAAAAACCGGTTGCCTGTAGTCATTACCGCGGCCACATTCCTGCGGAACACATCAAGATCTACAAGCTTCAGTATCTTCTCTTCCGCATTACGGATAAAGTTATCAAGATTGTTTACAAACGTAGTTTCGTCGTTTTCCGCATAATCTTGGATAGCTTGTTTTAATGTAGTTTGTGTATAACTCATAACGTGTTCACCTTGTAACCCAAACCGCTGTGAACTGTGCAATAGACATACAGTGTCGGGGCTCCTATCGCAACCTGTATTTGTGTATAGGCCCCCGCCTGACCCGGAGTTCCCGAAGTTGTCACGCCTGTGGTATATTCTACGCCGCCGCCGTGTGTACCATCTGGGGTCGTAGAGAAACGTAAGGGGTGTCCGGAGTTACTTGCATCCGACTGATCATAACGATATATCAAACCTTCGGTGACATCTCGCCCGGCCAAACCCGGACCGGAGCCGTCTTGATGATACTTATCTTGACCAAGTATGTTAACTACAGTCATTACATATGTCGCCGCAAGAGTTACAGGGGTGCTTATGGTTACCGATCCTAATCCAGCCGTAGAAGAAACCCCTGTAACCGCGGGAATTTGAGTTAAGCTGGTTGTAACAGACCCTAGCGCACTATTGCCGGTATTTCCCGTCACACTGAACGAAGTATTTTTTGTGGTTAATACGTTTACATTTCCTACGGTTGCAGCACTCGCAGGGCTTCTTAAAAATTGAACTTGAGTTAGGCTAAAAACAGGGAAAGTAATCGTTACATTCTCGTTTTCGTTACGGTCGGGCCTAGCGTCTTTTAGCGCTTGAGCATCAAACACTTTACGAAACGGCTCAAGTTGTGGATGCTTCGGCTCCCACTCATCTTTACCAACAAGCAAGCCATTCCACTCCCGACGCATATCTTTATACCGGTAACGGAAGCCTGACCGATCAGATATAGCGTAGGAATCTTTACCTGACGAAAACTTAGACATTAATTCGTCCTAAAATACTGGTACTGCGGTACAACATTGAAAGAGGCCCTGTCACGGTCCTCGGCCATTGCCCGCTCAAACTCCTCTTCATAAATCGCTTTTAGCAACTGAGCACGGTTCGGAGCTCTCTTGATAGAAATATAGTAAGCAAGCCCGGCTGCAAGACACGGGTATAATCGAAAAGGAACGTCCATTGTGTTGTTGTATTCGTCCGCATCATCCATTCTAGTCAGAGCGTCGTATACAATGATGTCTGTGCTGTTATCGGGAACCGGCCATACTTTTAGCTCTGGTGTAATCTGGCGATCCAAGAAAAACTGATTTGGCTTACCCGTCGTCGTTTTTGTCGGAATGGTTAAATAATCGTCTCGACTCATACGATCTAAGGCGTAATCCGTTCCGCTTCTACGAACAACCACAGACAGAACATCAATAACGTCTGCCCCCAAAGTGTAGTTACCCGTACCAGACGTTACAGCTTGCGTTCTCTGAGCGATTGTCCACTGATTTAAGCCTCTGTTAGCCCATTCAGCAAGCATGAGGTTCAAAGACCTACGTGCTGTCTTTAGGTCATACCCGGTGCGAACCTCTAAGCCGCAACGCTCAAAAGCTTCCTCGACGTAATCAGCTACGTCTAATTCAAAATTAGTGCTGCCAGAAGTGGCCATTTTACTTCTTCTTTACCATGCCGCCGCCGCGCATCTTTTTAACCATGCCGCCACCACGCATTTTTTTAACCATACCACCGCCGCGCATTTTCTTTACTGCGCCGCCCTTTTTCATCATCTTACGAGGTTTCATCGCCATTCTGTAATCTCCTGTATAGCTCTGCTCGTTTGTTGAATATGGCTTCTGCGTCATATTCGGCTAGGTAATTGTCATAATAACCTTTTTCCGCAAGTTTGTCTGCTGATTCTTGTAGCTTAGACAAGCGTTGCACAAAAATCATAGCATACTCATCTTCTACCATTTGCATAAAAGACTGGTCATCAACAAAATCATTTGCTTCATCGTGCGGGTGAAAGCCCATTACCCACGCGTCTCTTTCTATAAAGATGCCTTCCGAAATAGCGGTATTTAGGTCATCTAGGTAAGCGTGAAACCGTTCCGGGTCCTTTTCAAACTCCATATCAACAATAATACAAAGATCAAAAACGTCTTCCCATTGAGATATAGTGCTGTACAGACACTGATAACTATCTTCATACTTAAATAGTATAGCCACCTTATTCTCTTGCCACGCCTTCTGAGCATAGGGGCAGGCAGGTAAGTTATTGTAAAAAGGGTTAGGCTTCTGAAGCGTGTGCTCAGACCATGCGATAATCTCTTCGCAGATCTGTTTTTCCTTATCTATATAAAAAGCTAGCGCTGTCATGCTTGCGACACTGACCCTTTTGTTCTTTTCCGGCGGTTAGACATTACCGCCCCGCATCCTCTAGCCACAGCCGTCCCCGGTATACGAGCTCCGTTAAACGGCCGTTTTGGTGGAGTTACCGCCCCACCAGAAGCCATTTTTGTCACTTTCGCAGCTTTTGTGTTAGCGACTGTAGTTTTTCCTTTAGCGCCTGCACGTTTCTTTTTACGCGCTGTAGCAGCCCGTTCAGCCTTGCTAAGACTTTGAGCTTTACGTCTAGGCAAGCAACGGTCAGGGTTACGCTTATTCTTTGACGTACCGCACGGGCCCGCGATATTGCCGCTGCTATCAATTCTGACCCACTCTTCATCAACCCACTCCTGTAATTTTCCCATTATTTGCCCTTCTTTTTGCCACCTTTTGACTTTTTGGCATAATTAGGGTCTTTACAATACTTAGATGCCGCCAAATTCGCATAAGCTGACGGATATGTGTCAAAAGTTCGTTTTGCCCAAGCCTTTCCTTCGGGGCAAATGACACCACCCTTCTTTTTTCGGACTATTTTTCTCTTTTTAGCGCAAGAACCCGCGCCTAAATTAACTCGTGTCATGTCAATACTGCCACTAATGCTATTACTGTTGCCGCAAGTTGCAGAGCAATGCCGCCAAGAATAGCCCAGACTTTTATATCCAGACGATCTATGTCTTTTTGCATATGAGCAAGATGGTTGGTCTCCAGCCGGTGTAAAACGGCCTGAATAACCTCAACTTTCTTGTCTAGTTCTGCAACTGTTGGTTTGCTCATTTTAACATTTCCACCTTTTGCGGGCCTGCCTCAAACGGCTGTTTGGGTCTTTAGCTGCTTTAGGGAATTTTTTCATTTGTCCCGCAGAACGCGCACAGAATGATTTGCGCCGCTTAGCGTCTTTACTACCTTTTTTAACCTTACCTGTTACAGCGGTTTTTAGTTTTGAACCGGGATTTGCGCGTCTATACGCCGCTACTCCAGCCTTAGTCATCCCCGCTCCTTTTTCAGTGGGGCGAAAATTCTTCTTGTTGCGCGGAGGCATTTTGGCTTTTTTGCGCTCAGCCACTACAAGTCACTCCCATTTTGAATGTAAATAAACTCCATTGACGCGGACACATTGAAGTCAACTGAGCCTGAAGAAGAAAACGCTCTCATCTCCAAGTCTGTTTTTTCTGTAAACCTTAATGGAAAAGTATAAAACTGCTCGTGTGTGGCATCTGTCAGGGTAAATCTTTCTTTTATCTGGAAGACTTCTCCGTGTGGCCTAGCAACAAGACTAGCATTCAAAACGGCTTGGGTGTTGGTAGAGGTTCCTGTGGATAAAGACATTTTTGTAAGGAATGCTGTATATCCTGCGGGAACCGTCCAAAGACTCATCAATGTTTGGTTGTCGCCATCCCCATTTATGGTCAGGTAAATATTAGCTGGAACCCCAGATGTAACCGTACCTGTTCCTGCGTAAATTGTGCCAGCGTTTGCGCCACCA